TATAACTAATATTTAACTTACCATTGCTAAAGAAATATTCAACCAAATTTTTAGTTCTCAAGATCTAATTTTTTATTGTGATAAATGATTCTCTAGAACTATAGTTGCTAAGTAATTTTTTCTAAAATTTTAACTCCTTTTTTTTAAATATCGGTAAGTTAATAACTGTCTAGTAAGAGAAATTCGAACTTCGAAGTTGTATAAGTCATAGTTAATATGATCTATAGATTTAACATTAACGTTAAAATTATAACTTTGATTTAGATAATTATAACATGTTGCTAGTAAAATAGTTCTCAAGATCTAATAGTGCTGTAGTACTCAAGTATTACTGTTTGGGTACTATAGATGTTGTATTATACACTATAAGATGTATATTATTAAGCATGCTCCCTCGATATATTATATACATTACGATTAATCATCACATTACTATTTACATTTAAATGCTATTATGATATAATACACCTATAATGTGTTATTAAGATAAGGGGGCATGTATATTGAATACTACTACGGTAAAACCGAAACGTAAAAAAAGAGCGAAGTCCAATTATTTTTCTGAGAAGGAAATGATTAACTTAGTTAGGGAGTATCAGTTATATCGTGATGATGAGTCATTTTCTAAGATAGCTCCAAGTATTTTAGAACTCATCAATGGTATGATAAATAAGCAATTCAGCTATAACCATCATATCTTGAATAATAGAAATGATGCTATAGCTGAATGTTTTATCGCAATTATAAATTCGCTACAACGTTATGATCCGAATAGAGGTCGTTTGTTCGCTTATTTAAATAGGATAACAAAGAATACTCTGATGAAATACTATGTACGATCTAGAAAAATAAAAGATAAAGAGAAAAGTTATACTGATATTATTGGTGGTATTGACGAGGATAATATCGATGATGATAATGTTATAATGTCTTCTGGAATAAAATCTGTTAACACATATGTCGATGATTCATATGATTTAGACTATAATTTAAGGATATATCCTCAATGCAAAAATGTTAGACTTAAAGTAGATGATACTGTTAATATAATTCATAAATATTTGTATGATCTTAAAGATGTTATTTTCTATTTTGTTGACAATGATAGTGCGGTAAATAAGTTAGTTGAGGATATCAAAGCTTCACCAGATGTGGATTTCGAATTCAATTACAACAAAGTTCTAATATCTGATGAAATGTTTTATAGCGTGTTGATCAATAATTTATATGAATTCATAAATAATATTATATTGTATACAGAAAAAAAGTATGAAAATTATATATATAAAAGTGAAAATGATATTATTTATGATGGACAATGGTCTAATCGAGCTATAGGATATATTCGCCGAATAGTTAAATCCAAGTTAAAAAAGGATAATTTAGCTCGTTATTATAATGTCGATGATCTGACTAATTTTATAAAATACTTAATTATAAAAAGATATGAATATGATGAATAAAGCTGTATTATTAAATAATAAACTAAATACTGATAAAATAAACTTATTTTTAATTAATAAAGTAGCAGAAACATACAACAACATGTTGTATATGTATACTAAAAATTTTAAAGGAAGAATACCGGTACCTAAAACTGATATATCTAAAATTCCTAAAAAATATATTTCAATTAACGAATATATCAACTCTAAGCCGATATGGCGACAAATTCTTAAATTCACAAGAGAAATGAATAATATAGATATATCCGACTATCTTAATGTTATGTTCAGAAACTGGAGAGACATAGCATTACGTATTAATAAACCTAATCAATTAATGCCGTTAAGTAATATCATATTCTCTTTAAAAATAGCTCCACTTTATTACACCTATAAAGAACGAGAAAAGTTACAAGAAGAATTAAACAAACACCTCTGTTGTAAAAAATCAGATGATTTCTATAGACTTACTCCATCCCTTCAATCTAATGTCAATAGTTTATTCAAACTTAAGAAGTTAAACCCCGATATATCGTATCATGACATAGTCGACATATTCAAAGGTGAATTCGAAGATGAATTTATTAAGTGTATTAAACAATTAGATGAGTCGGAAATTACAGTGGAAAAATTAACTAATATGTTTAAGTAGAAAAAAGGTGGTGCTATGGCTAACATAAGTGGTTGGAACCCAGATACTTTTTCATTTTCTCCTGAATTTCAAAAACAAATTATCGCTGCTATGATTCAAGAACCAAAAATATTTGAAAGACTTGGTATATTAATAGATTATCGTAGTTTTGATATTATAGAATATGGTGAAATATTTAAAGGAATTCAAGATTTTTATGAAAAATATCGTGGTATGCCAACAAAAGAAGCCCTTAGTGATTTATTATCTGCTAGATATCACTCTGAAACACTTAATGAAACATTAGATGAAATATTTAATCATAAAAGAATTTCAACTTCAACTATAGATTATATTGAAGATAACATAAGAAATTTTATTAGTTGTCAAGCTCTTAAAAGAGCTATATATGAGTCAATTGATGATTTGGGTGATCCTAAAAAACATCCAAACGTTAAAGAAAGAATAGAAAAAGCTTTGACAATAGGAGCTTCATTAGATGATTTTGGAATAGATGCATACAATGATGAAGAGATATTAAATCGATGGCAACGCAGAAAGGATAAACAAGAAATTCCTAGGATATCTACTGGATGGACAAAATTTGATCAAGTATTTGGTGGATTTGGTATTGGTGAAGTCTTTACTTTTACTGGACCAGCACATAGTGGAAAATCAATGTACTTAGTAAATGTAGGTGCTAATGTCTTATTGCAAAAGAAGAATGTATTACATATTACACTAGAGATGTCTCAAGAAATTACTGCCCAACGTTATGATATGAGGTTATTAGGGTTAACTAAAGATGAACTAAATTCTAAAATAGCTATTGAAAGACTTAAAGAAGTTTTAAGCAATCATATAGGTAGATTAATAATTAAACGTTATCCATCAGATACAGTTACTGCTAATGACATTGCAACATTTATAAAAAGGCTTGAAATGGTTAAGGATTTTGTTCCTGACATTATCATAATTGATTATGCTGATATCATGCGTTCTATACATCATTATAATGATAGACGTTTTGAATTAGATGCCATTTATAATCAAGTTAGAAATCTAGGTATTGAATTTAAAGTACCCATAGTTACGGCAACTCAATTAAATCGTGATTCTTTGGAAAGATTGGAAGCAGGGAAAATATTGACCGAGGCTAATATCGCCGAGTCTTACGGGATTTCTCGAATAATCGACGCCGGAGTGACAATAAATTCTACCCAAGTTGATAGTGGTCTCCATCACACTTCTACTATTTATGTGTTTAAAAATAGAGATGGAATTTCTGGAGAAACATGGAAAATGTATGTAGATTTTTCTCGAGCTTTGGTAAAAGAATGGTCCGCCCCACTTATATCTGATATCACAAATCAAATGAAAAAAGGAAAACAAAAAAATCATTAAAAAATAATCATATAAATCAGTGTACAATACCATCAGAATGTTGTATAATTATCATATACAAAAAGTTCTGTCTGATCGGTAGATTAAAGGAGGTTTTATGAGTGGCAAAAAAATCAAATATACAAGAAATTCTTAAGAAGAGTGATGCTAAAAAGAAGACTAGTGATGCTAAAAAAACAAAAACTGAAGTAAAAGAAAAGCGTATGAGGAAGAAAAAAATTAAACAAAATTTTACAGAAGACTCGACTACATATGAAGCTCAGAAAGTTATTTTCAGAATAAAAGATGGTTATAAATTTAAAAATATAAAGAAAGTCTATCCGATGCCTATACAATTTAATAAGCGTCCTAAGATTGGTTATAAAACTAAAGTAGCGACGGGCGATTGGTGTAAGATAGTCGATATAATTACTGATGAGAAGGATTTAGTCTTTGTTCTAGAACCTATTACAGAACAACAGGAAGGAGTGTCTGATATTATTGAATATTAAGTCTGGAGATTTAATCTTTTTAGTTAAAGATGAGACAGCAATGCAAAATGAACATTTGGTAGAAGTTAAAGAATATGATTGCAAAAATAATATTGTTAAATCTGATAAAGTATACACTATCTACAAAATAATGCAACAGGGTGGGTCAATGGGCTATGGTTTAGCTCCTGGATTTTTTATTATTTCTAATAAAAGAGATAAGAGTTTAATTAATA